AAAGAAAGACGATGACTGACATACCTCCATTCCCAAACAGCGTAAACGCACAACCTCCCAATCAAAAGCACCAGATTCAGAAGATAGAAGTAGACCGGATGCAAGCGCGAGAAACCAACCTGAAGAGTGAGGTTGTGACAACCTTTTACGATGCGAAGACCTATGTTTTTAAAAACGGACAGCTCAGTGAAGCAACCCCCAAAGTAAGTGGCCAAAGGATCTTGGTGACGGTTTAGATGGCGAACAAAGGCGGCTCATTAGATCTAAACGAAGGCACAGCAATACGAATACCGCTGGCTAATCTCATATCTCTTTTAGCAGCAACAGCCGTTGCAGCCTGGGCTTATTTTGGTTTGATAGAGCGGGTTACTTTCCTCGAACATGACATGGATCTACAACAGGTTGATGTCGAAGCCAATAGTGAATTTAGGATCAAGTGGCCAAGAGGGGAGCTTGGTTCATTACCGGCTGACAGTCGGCAGGATCTAAAGATAGAATTGCTAGAAGAAACTGTCAGCAAGCTCCAGCAACAGGTCGAAGAACTCAAGGAAGAGAGATATGAACGCAAAAAAATTGGAGCCTAAATCACGTTACTCTGAATACGATACAGATGGCGATGGCGTGGTGACAGATGATGAGCTATCGAAACATCAGGAGATGCTACAGCTTGAACTTCAAGAAGAGAAAGCCGACTCGCAAAGAAAGATGGCCTGGGTTGCTGTTATCAGTATGTGTGTTTTCGCTCTTTTGCCTCTTGCTCCTTTTGTCCCAGACAGTCGCTTGGACACCCTAGCTGCCCTAAGCGATATGTTGTTTTTGAGTCAGGCATCTATCGTTGGATTGTATTTCGGCGCCAGTGCCTATATGGCCAAGAAGCCTTGAGCTGGCAGATCAGTGCTGGGCTTGGAATCGTTCTAGCACTCACTCTCGGTGGTTTCAAACTATACTATGACAAAGCAGAAGCCGAGAAAGAAAACCTGTTAGTTCAGGTGCGGCAAGCCCAAGCGAACACGGAGCTGCTCGAAAAAACTGTAGCCAAACAAAACCAAGATCTATTGGACCAACAAAAAAGAACGGAAGAAGTGATGCAACGAGTCACTGAGCTTTCTGAAGAACACGCTAAGGCTGTAGAAGAGGTCAACGAGATCAGAAAAAAGTTCGCCAAACACAACTTGGATGTGCTTTCATTGCGAAAACCAAAGCTCATCGAGAAGATAATTAACAATGGCACCAAAGGCGTCTTGCAAAACTTGGAAGTTATTACCGATCCTGCTAGTTCTTAGCGGTTGTTCTCTGTTACCATCTCAAACGGATTCTCCCAAAGTCCAAGCAGTCGAAGTGGTTACGGTCGCTAAAAACCCCGTGAGGTATCACCCTCCACTCCCAAATGCCGTAGCCACTTTGCCTGTTCAGTGGACTGTTCTTACCCCCGAGACAATGTCAGAATACCTCGAAGATTTACGCGAAGGTAACGCACCCACAAACGCTTTTTACGGATTGACCACTAAGGGATATGAAAACCTTTCTCAAAATATGGCAGAGGTTACTCGATATATACGACAGGTTTTATCCATCATTGAGTATTACCGCCGCGTCGATCAAGACCAGGAGGAACAGAATGAGAACGAGTGAAGAGGGAATCGCACTAATAAAAAAGTTTGAAGGTTGTGAGCTGAGCAGCTACCAGTGTTCTGCCGGTGTACTCACGATCGGTTACGGACACACGCTAGGCGTCCAGGATGGAGATACTTGTACCCAAGAGGAAGCAGAGAGCATGCTCAAGGATGACTTGGGTGTTTTTGAAGAAGCCGTCGATCGATTGGTCAACGTAGAGCTAGAACAAAACCAATTCGATTCTTTGGTTGCATGGACTTTCAATCTTGGTGAAGGCAACCTCAAAGAGTCTACCCTTTTGAAGGTTTTGAACGAGGGAAACTACAGCGGAGTACCAGAACAAATCAAAAGATGGAATCGAGCCGGCGGTGAGGTTCTTGATGGTTTGATCAGGCGAAGAGAAGCAGAAGCACTATTGTTCGAGGGCAAGCCTTGGGAACATGTCTGAGGTAGCACTCAAAGATTTTGACATACTCTCTGATGCCGATAAAGCAGAGGCAATGGCCCTGCTTAATCGGTATAACGCCTTAGAAAAACAAGAAGGTTGTCAGGAAGATTTCATATCTTTTGTTAAAAGTCAGTGGCCTGATTTTGTAGAAGGCAGACATCACCGAATTATTGGTGAGAAGTTTAATAAGATCGCCCAGGGCAAACTGAAAAGATTAATCGTATGTTTGCCACCGAGGCACACTAAATCAGAGTTTGCCAGCACTTACTTTCCTGCGTGGATGATGGGACTCAGAGGTAATCTTAAGATAATCCAGACTACGCACACGGCTGAGCTGGCTGTACGGTTCGGCCGTCGAGTCAGAAACATTATTGACTCGGATGAATACCAAGAGGTTTTCCCTAAACTAAAGTTAGAGGCAGACAACAAGTCAGCCGGTCGATGGACTACGAACCAAGGCGGTGAATCTTTCTACGCTGGTGTAGGTGGTGCTATCACCGGTCGAGGTGCTGATCTTCTAATTATCGATGACCCAGTCTCTGAGCAAGACGCTTTGAGCCCTACCGCTATGGATTCGATCTATGACTGGTATACCTCCGGTCCTCGGCAACGTCTTCAGCCTGGAGGGATAATCGTCATAGTCATGACACGATGGAGCACTAAAGACTTGGTTGGCAAGGTGCTGAAGAAGCAGGGCGATGACTACGCCGATCAATGGGATGTCGTAGAGTTTCCAGCAATCATGCCAGAGTCGGATGAGCCACTCTGGCCAGAGTTCTGGAAAAAAGACGAGCTGCTCGGGGTGAAAGCATCTCTACCTATCGGCAAATGGAACAGCCAGTGGATGCAAAACCCCACGGCCGAGGAAGGCTCGATTGTCAAAAGAGAGTGGTGGAGAGTCTGGGAGGACGATGACATACCGCCATACTCTTATGTGATTCAATCTTACGACACGGCTTTCAGTAAGAAAGAAACCGCTGACTATTCTGCAATCACTACCTGGGCAATCTTTCAGCCCCAATCTGACGGACCTGAACAAATCATATTACTGGATGCCCAACGGGTGCGCTTGGATTTTCCCGATCTGAAAAAGATGGCTTGGGAAGAATACAAATATTGGCAACCCGATTGTGTCTTGATAGAAGCGAAAGCGTCAGGCACTCCGCTGACTCACGAGCTGAGAAGGATGGGTATTCCAGTGACTGCTTACACACCATCGCGCGGTCAGGACAAAATCGCTAGAATGAATTCGGTAGCACCTATATTTGAAAGTGGTATGGTATGGGCTCCAGATAGACCATTTGCGGAGGAAGTGGTTGAAGAAATGGCATCATTCCCATACGGGGATCACGATGACTACTGCGACTCCTCCACGATGGCGCTGATGAGATTCAGACAGGGTGGCTTTGTTAGTCTGAACGATGACTACCCAGAAGAGGTGCAACTGATGAACCACAACAGGACGGTATTTTACTAATGGCTGTAGAGAAAAGACCTCTAGGCACTGAGGATAACCCAGATGTCATGGTTGCTGGTAACTCAGTTGATGTTGAGGTAGAGCCATCTCGGGCTGACCAGCTTAGAGAAGCAGTAGAAATACTGGTTACTGAAGAGAACATCCTAGTCGATGATGAAATAGATGAGGTGGCCCAAGCGCCCGTCACTGACTTTAACGCTAACCTAGTACAGTTCATCGAAAAGACAGATTTAGGCCGGTTGGCTAATGATGTTATCTCTTCTATTAAAGGAGACAAAGAGTCTCGATCAGAGTGGGAAAAAACTTACGTTGATGGATTGAAATATCTTGGCATGAAGTTTGATGACACCAGGAGCCAACCTTTTGAGGGCTCCACTGGTGTAATCCATCCGATCCTGGCTGAGGCAGTTACACAGTTCCAAGCTCAAGCTTACAAAGAATTGTTGCCGCCAAAAGGTCCAGTCAAGACAGAGATTGTAGGTAACCGCACTCCAGAGATCGAAAATCAAGCAGAGCGTGTTCAAGAGTTCATGAATTTTTATCTCATGAACGTAATGGAAGAATACGATCCTGAGCTTGATATGTTGTTGTTTTATCTGCCACTGGCTGGCAGTGCATTCAAGAAAGTTTATTACGATACCACGATGAATCGTGCGCTTTGTAAATTCATCGCTCCAGAAGATCTAATCGTCCCATACGAAAGCACAGATTTATTTAGCGCGGAGCGTGTCACTCATGTGTTGAACATGAGTAAGAACGAAATCAAAAAGCAGCAGCTATCTGGTTTCTACGCAGATGTGGAGCTGAAGGGCGAAAACTATTCGCTGAACAGAGATGAAATAGAAGAGCAGATCGATGACATTGAAGGGCTCAAGCCTGGATACAAAGAGAGTCGAGATCATGTAGTTTACGAAGTACATACCATTCTGGATCTACCAGGTTTTGAGGACACTGACGAAGCTGGCCAGATAACAGGTTTGAAGCTGCCTTACATAGTCACTATCGATGAGACAACGAACCAAGTCTTGTCTATCCGAAGAAACTATCAAGAAGCAGATCCTCAGAAAAACAAGATCAACTATTTCGTTCAATACAAGTTTTTGCCTGGGCTAGGATTCTATGGTCTAGGATTGAGTCACATGATAGGTGGGTTGGCGAAAGCCTCTACCTCTATCCTGCGACAGCTGATAGACGCAGGAACACTCGCTAACTTGCCGGCTGGATTCAAAGCTAGGGGTATGCGAATCCGAGATGAATCGGAGCCTTTGCAGCCAGGAGAGTTCAGAGATATCGATACGACTGGTTCATCTCTGCGAGAGAACCTGATTCCCTTGCCTATCAAAGAACCGTCAAACGTGCTGATGCAGTTGCTTGGTTTGCTGGTACAAAGCGGCCAACGCTTCGCCTCGATTGCAGATATGCAGATTGGCGACATGAACCAAGCCATGCCAGTCGGAACGACCGTGGCACTCTTGGAGCGTGGCACTAAGGTAATGTCTGCCATACATAAACGACTGCACTATTCTCAGAGAGTAGAGTTTCAGTTGCTGGCTAAAGTATTCTCCGAGTATCTGCCACCTATGTATCCGTACTCGACCGGCACCGGCATGCAGGAGGTCTTGAACCAAGACTTCGATGGGCGAGTAGATGTAGTCCCTGTTAGCGATCCCAACATCTTCAGTCAAAGCCAACGTATTACGATGGCTCAAGAGCTGTTGACGATGGTCCAAAGTAATCCAGAGATACACGGCCCGATGGGGATCTATGAGGCGTATCGCAGGATGTATGCAGCTCTTGGTGTTGATGATGTAGAGAAACTGTTGCAGCCCCCACAAATGCCACCACCACCGGCTCCTTTAGACGCTGGCCTGGAAAACGCACAACTCTTGATGGGTCAACCGGCACAAGCTTTTGAAGGGCAGAATCACGCGGCTCATATTGAAGCGCACAGATCTTTGTTTCTGACCGAGTTGGTGAAAAATACACCACCTCTTCAAGGATTGATTATCGCTCACATTATGCAGCACTTGCAGTTCTTGGCAGCAGAGATTGCTCAGACGCAAATGCCGCCAGAGCAGATGCAACAAATACAACAGCTTCAAGGACAGATGGCTCAGCTACCGCCAGAGCAACAACAGCAAATTGGTTCGCAGATCCAGATGATGCAGGAACAGTTTTCTGCTCCCATCTTGGCCCAGCTTACATCTGAGTTGTTGATCAGTATCGGCCAAGGAGATGAGACAGATCCGCTGGTTCAAATCAGACAACAGGAACTTGGTTTGAGAGCCGCGGAGATCGAGTCAGACAACGCTCAGTTCGAGGCGAAGCAAGAGCAACGATTCGCTGAAAAGCTCTTGGAGAATGAACTAGCCAAAGAAAGGTTATCGGCACAGAAAGAAATAGCCGACGATAAATTAGATGTCGCTAGACAGAGATTGAGCCAACAAGCAGAATTGAAATTGTTAGATATGCAGAACAGGGGAAGTTCATGAACAGTATTATGAAAGCCATGCGAGATGCTTTGAGATCTCGCAAAAGAGAAGCGCGAGAAAAAGAAAGGCAGGAGGCAGAGCAAGCAGCAGCGGAAGCCGCTGAGAAGAAACGACTTAGCGATCACCGGATCGCCACAAAAGAAGCTGCCATTAATGGAACGGAGCCTCCTCCTCCGCTAGAAGTCAAAGTGGAACCTGTAGTAGAAGCAGAGCCTGAGCCCGAGGTAGAAGTTAAGCCCGAACCTAAGAAAGCTCCTGCTAAAAAAGCTGCTACAAAGAAGGCACCGGCTAAGAAAAAAGCTCCCAAGAAAACCACAAAGAAGGAATCCTAATGCCACTCCAGAAAGGTAAAAGCCAAAAAACTATTAGCAAGAATATCAGCATGCTACGCGGTGAGGGCAAGCCTCAAAAGCAAGCCGTTGCGATTGCGATGAAAACTGCCAAAGGCATGAAAGACGGCGGTGAGGTAAGCAAAGGTCAGCTCAAAGTGCCGGTACGCAGAGTCAAGACTCGTGGCACTGGCGCCGCTACGAAAGGGCTTTTTTATTACGAACAGGGTGATTAATGGATGATCTCGGGATGGGCGGTAAGCTCAAACGTGTAATAAATGCTAGAAAAGACCTCATTGTTGAAACTTTGACCACAAATTCCCTCAAAGATATGCAACATTATGCATCTTTGCAAGGTGAGCTAGTCGCGTTAAACTTGATCGAGGAAGCTATTCAAGAATATTACAAGGAGCTGAAGTGACCGGTTTGAGCGAAGCTTATGTAAACGCAGATGATCGAGTTCTCGATCCAACCCTTCTAGATAAAAAGATTCTCGAAAGAATGCCACAACCGACTGGTTATCGGATGGTGGTCATACCATATAAAGGCAAAACGACTACTGAGGGCGGTATTCAGCTCTTGAAAGAAACGGTGGATAGAGAAGCTCTAGCTACCGTGGTCGCACTTGTCTTGAAGATGGGGCCGTTGTGTTACAACGACAAAGAGAAGTTCGGGGATACTCCCTGGTGTAAAGAGCAGCAATGGGTACTTATTGGTCGCTATGCTGGTGCAAGGATGAAGCTCGAAGACGGCGAAGAAATCCGCATCATCAACGACGATGAGGTAATTGGAACGATTTTAGATCCTAACGACATTGTGAGCTATAAATGACAGTAGAAAATACCCAACCAGTGCAAGAAGAAGAACAGCCTATCGAGGTTGCAGTCAATGAAGACGTTGCGACTCCCGAACCGGAATCAAAAATCGAAACAGATGATGAACTGGATCGTCATACCCGCAACGTATCTAAGAGAATAAACAAAGAGAAAGCTCGTACTAGAGCTGCCGAAGAAAGGGCTCAACAAGCAGAGCAACTTCTGATGAGGCAGCAGCAGGAGCTGGCTCAATACAAAACATTCGCTGCCCAGCAATCAGAGAACGTGCTGGCTAAATCAGAAGAGGCGGTCACTTCTAGAGAAGCTCAGGTAGATGATCTTTATAAGAGGGCTGTTGAATCAGGCGATGCCGAGCTGATGTCCAAAGCGGCCACTCTCAAAAACGAAGTGGCGATTGAAAAAGAAAAGCTCAACGTAGCCAAAGCTCGTCGCCAATCTCAAGCCGCTCAAGTGGTTGAACAGCCACAAGAAGAATTACAATACGAGCAACCAGCTCAACAAGTACAACCAACAGAAGACGCACTTGAATGGAAGAGCCGAAACTCTTGGTTTGTATCGAGCGATGAAGAATTAGAAAGCGCCACCGAGGAGCAGATAGAAGCAACTCGATGGGCAAATTTCGTACATACCAACCTGGCTAATGAGGGTTACGATTTAGGCAGTGATGAGTATTACCAAGAACTTGATGCGAGGATAGGCAGGGTTTATCCTCAGTTTCAACAAGCCAACGAAGAGGTTGGCGCCGAGGTCTCGGGAAATGAAGCTAGACCCACTGTGCAACGAGTCGCTTCAGCTCCTTCAGGAGTAAGATCGAAAACACAAGGCAACAAAAACGGAGTTACTTTCAATCGGTCAGAGATAGAACGTCTTCGCGGTTTGAAGCCACATAATATGACTGAGGAAGCTTGGCTTCAGGCAGTCGCTAAGGAAAAGCTAAAAATCGCAGAAAGAGGTAATTGAAATGGCAGAAGCAAAGAGTAGCCCCCGTTCTTCTCGTGATAGTCAAGCGCACGATAAACAGGCTAGACGCAAACCGTGGCGCCCTGTACGGAAACTAGAAACGCCTCCCGCACCTCCAGGATATGTTTATCGCTGGATTCGGGAAAGCATGTTGGGAACTGAAGACCGAGCCAACGTATCCAGAAGGATACGAGAGGGTTGGGAACTCGTGAGAGGCACTGACCTCCCCGATGAATGGCAGTTACCGACGATGGATAGTGGAAGACATGAGGGTGTCGTATTTAGCGAAGGACTCTTACTCGCAAAAATACCTGAAGAAACAGTTCAAGAAAGAAATGACTATTATTCTGGAAAGAACAGAGAAGCCTTGGAATCGGTTGATAACAACATGTTCAGTGAGGCAGCTCAGTCTAGAGGTTATGTGAAGTATGAGCCCATCCAACGGGAGACTTCTGTCACAAAAGGTGGTGGAGTCTCTTTCGGCAAAAACTAACCGGAGACTAAAGCATGGCGAATAAAGACGCAGCTTTTGGACTGAAGCCATCTAGAATGATGGGCGGCGGTGCGTATACCGGTGGTCAATCGCGTTATCGAATAGCAAACAACCAGTCAGGTGCTATCTTCCAAGGTGACTTGGTGAAGCAACTTACTGGGGGAACTGTTTCGCGTGCAGCCGCCTCATCGACTGTCCCTGTTGTAGGTGTTTTCAATGGATGTCAGTTCACTGACCCAACTTCTAAAGAAGTTACTTTCAGCAATCATTACCCAGGATCTGTAGCAGCAGCGGATATCATCGCTTTCGTAATCGATGATCCCGATGTCGTATTTGAGGTCCAAGCCGATGATACTTTCCCAGTCGCTGATCTGTTTGGCAATTTTGATATTGTTGACCAGTCAACTACTGGTGACACAAGCTCTGGCCGATCGAATGTGGAGTTAGATGTAACGACTGGTGCGACCACCACTACGTTACCTCTGAAGGCCATCGACATCAGCCAGGATCCAGATAACTCAGACGTAGCAAACGCCAACACCAATGTCATGGTTGTAATTCAGAACCATATCATGGGTGTTAAAGGCGCTGGCTTGGCATAAGGAGAACGATAGATGGCAATTTCTAGAGCCCAACTAGCGGCAGAATTAGAGCCAGGTCTAAACGCTCTTTTCGGCCAAAACTATGATGCCTATGATCGCGAATACGAAGAGATATTCGCAATCGAGGACAGTGATCGAGCATTTGAGGAAGAAGTCTTAATTACAGGCTTCGGATCGGCTCCTGTAAAGACCGAGGGTCAGGGAGTTGTGTTTGATACGGCAAGCGAAGGTTATACTTCCAGGTATGTTCACGACACGGTGAGTTTGGCTTTTGCCCTTACCGAAGAAGCACAGGAAGATAATTTGTATGACTCACTTGGCAGACGTTATGTAAAAGCTTTGGCTCGAAGCATGATGAACACCAAAGAGATCAAGGGTGCCGACATCCTAAACAATGCTTTCGATACAAACTTCGCTGGTGGTGACGGCCAGCCATTAGTATCTACAGCTCACCCATTAGCGGGTGGCGGTACTTTGGCAAACCGTGAAACCACTATGGCTGACTTGAATGAAACCTCATTAGAGAACATGCTGATTTCAATCAGCGAGTTCACTGATGACAAGGGTCTGCAAATCAGTGTGCAAGCGACCAAGATGATCGTACCTCCTCAGTTGGTTTTCGTAGCGGACAGAATCTTGAATTCTGACCAGCGAGTAGCGACTGCGGATAACGACATCAACGCTATCAAGAATACGGGTGTGTTACCTGGTGGCTATTCAGTAAACCACTATTTGTCTGATCCAGATGCTTTCTTCATTTTGACGAGCATCACAGACGCTGGTGAGGGACTGAAGATGTTCCAAAGAACACCACTAGAAACCACAATGGAGCCTGACTTCACGACAGGTAACCTGAGATATAAATCGAGAGAGCGTTACTCTTTCGGCTTCTCAGATTTCCGTGGTGTGTTCGCTTCTCAGGGAGCGTAAGCTTCTTGTAAAGATAGAAAGGGGCCGTATGGCCCCTTTTTTTTGTGCCTGTAAAAATTGTCGGTTATCAGAGCGTATGGTATAACAGTCAGATCCTGACAGTCGCAATCCCGCGGCTGACACTGGCCACGACAGGAGATAAACATGGCTACAACAACTTTCAATGGACCCGTCAGATCGGAGAAGGGCTTCCAACAAATTTCAAAATCAGCAAACGGTACAGTCACAGTTACCAGTGGTGACAAGATGGCAACTGAGGCTACTGCTAGCGCAGGGATCGAGGGTACTGCCGCTGTTTACGTCACTCAGGTAAATCGCCTGAAGAGCGATGTTGCGACCAACGTCAACATCGTCAAAACCACAATCATGATTGATCTTACTGGATTGAAGGATGGCGGCACTGCCGGCGACATCATCGGTAAGGACGGTTCTGGTGTCGCATTCATAGGTAAAGTAACCACTGCAAACCAAGGCACTGTTTTCGGTGTAACGATGACTTGTGTAGAAACACCAGCCGGTGGATCAACAGATATCGACTTGTTTTCTGCGACAGAGGGTACGGGCGTTAACGACACTGCGATCGGTGATCTTACTGAGACTCAGATTATCAACGCGGGTGCTGCATCAGCCGGCACAGTGGTTGCTGGTGGCGATATTGCTGCCGATCAATTTTTGTACTTGGTTAGCCAGGGAACTGGTGATGCTACCTACACCGCTGGACGTTTCCTTATTGAAATCACGGGCTTCGACGCAGCTTCCTAGAGGAGTAAACTATGGTCGATACAGTAACATCTCAAACGATCCAAGATGGTCAGAGAAAAGCCGTCCTCAAGTTTACCAACGCGAGTGACGGCACCGGTGAGGCAGCAGTCAAGAAAGTAGATGTATCTGCACTCTCCACCAACGCTGCCGGTGAAAGCTGCACTAGTGTGCAAATCAACAGGATCTGGTGGCAATGTACTGGCATGTCCGTAAAGATCGAGTTTGATGCAAGCACTAATGTTCTAGCCATTGGCTTGAGCGAAGACTCCAACGGCTATCATGACTACAGTGATTTCTCAGGTATTCCTAACAATGCCGGCAGCGGCAAAACGGGAGACCTGGATTTCACAACAGTCGGCCACTCTAGTGGTGATACTTACATGATCATCTTAGAGTTGATCAAAGCTTATGGCTGATACGAAGGACGTTAAACGGACTGCTTCTGGGAGACTCATCTATAGGGGTGAGTCGTTCCCTGGATACAACCAACAGAAGAGGACTCCTGGCAAAAACAAAAAGTTCGCAGTGCTTGCCAAGAAGGGAGACCAAGTCAAAATAGTCCGATACGGCGATCCGAATCTATCAATCAAAAAGTCGCAACCAGCTAGGCGTAAATCGTTCCGAGCTAGGCATAATTGTGATGCGGTTGAAAAGAAGAAAGATGTTTTCACGGCCAGTTATTGGTCCTGCAAAAATTGGTGATCTAAATGGCAGAATCTGATCTTAGACTCGAAACAGACCTAGATAGAGCAGCCGCTGAGTATGCATCGGCTACCTCTCCGTTTGCTGAACTACAAAACTATCTGCTAGAACAACCAGTATTCGATCGAGACCCTCGCACACAGGCTAGCCAATTACCTACACTCAGAAGCTTAGATCGTCCAGAGTATGACCAAGAGGCGTTGGCCCAACAGTACCAAGACTTGATTACCTCCCAGCGCGAGGCCGAAGAGGCACAGAAACAAGAACGCGAAAAAGCGATTGCTGATCTAAGAACGGCGATTGCAGAACAAACAGCGACAGCAGCAGAAGCAGCGGCCGGTGAAAGGTCAGCGTTATCCGCTGCATTAGAAGGCCGTATCCAAGAAGCAAGAGAAGCGGCGGCGGCAGAGGTCGCAGATCAAGGCACCATCATCGGTGACCTAAAAGATAGAATAGGTGGTTTGACCCAAGACCTAGGTGGCATATCGCGAACCATACAAGAAGAACAAGACAAGCTATCGGCAGAGCTGAGGGAGTCTCAAGCCGGCGCAGTAGACCTTATCCAGGGCAGGATTAACAGCTTGAATGATGAGCTGGCTGGTGTATCTCAAGCAGTCGAGACAGAAACAGCCGCACAGTCTGAAGCTTTGCGGGGTGAACGAGAACAGATTGTTTCCGATCTAGAAAGCAGGATCGGCACACTTAGAGACCAGATAGAAAACTTACCCCTAAACGAAATCCAAAGTCAGATTGAGGGCATAACGACTCAATCGCAGAACTTCGCTGATACGGCTCGTACAGAAAGAGAAAGACTCGAAGCAGATCTTAGAGCTGCGTTAGAAGGTAGGGCAACAGCAGAAGACTTAGAGTCGCTAAGAGGCGACTACCAAGCCACTGGGCAATTGGTTCAAGAGGCGCTGCAAATAGGTCAAAGATCACGAGAAGGTATTCAAGAAAAGATCAAAGCCTTGCAAGCAGCTCAGCTTGATCCAGCACAAATAGAACAACAAAGAGCAGCAGCTATCACAGGGGCTGTCGATCCGATTCAAGCTCAAATAGAAAAGTTGAGGGGCGAGATACCTCAACAGATAGATGTGGAGGCTTTGCGAAAGCAAATCACGGAAGAGGTATTGGCTGGCTTGCCTCAACCCACTACAAACGTACAGGCTCCGGTGGTTTCTGTTGGCCCTGGCCCTGGAGGCATGGATCCATTTGGACAAGGAGGGATTAATACTATGCCTACCACTGAGGGTGCGGCTGAGATGGGTGCTACTCCGTTCTTTGATCCAGGCATTGGCAGTGAAATGGGTCAGGGTGGTGTTGATCCTACTGGGGCGGCTTTTGTGCCGTCACAAACTAACGTGCAAAGAAGAGCTGTCACAGGAGAGCCTGAAGTCTTTCAAGCGAATCCAGCACAAAAACAAGCTGGCATATCTCCACCCCCAAGATTCAAGAATATGCCCATAGGTAGAATAGGAATACGATAATGTCTTCACCAATACCAGATAATGTAGCGAACCCTGCGATTTACCGAAAAGCAAAAGCGAAGATGAAGCGTAAGTTTAAGGTTACACCCAGCGCATATAGTAGCGGCTACCTCGTACAAGAATATAAGCGCATGGGCGGCAAGTACAAAGGCGCCAAGAAGGCTGCCGGTGGTGAAGTAGCCTTTGATGCTAAGAAGAGTGACCTCAACAAAGATGGGAAGATTAGTAAATATGAAAGAGCTAGAGGCACTGCGATCGCGAAAAGCATGGCTAAGAATATGAATAGAGGCGGTTCTGTATCTATCCAAGCTCGGGGGTGTGGCGCCATCATGCCTGAAAAGCAACGCCAGACTAGAGTTCCTCGTAGCTGATGAAAAAACGAGATCCGAAGGTCGGGACAGGTAAAAAACCAAAAGGTTCTGACCGGCGACTGTATACAGATGAAAATCCAAAAGACACGGTCAGTATTAAGTTTGCGACTATGAAGGACGCGGATGCTACAGTCAGAAAAGTGAAGAAGCTCGAAAAGCCATTCGCTCGTAAAATACAAATCCTGACAGTAGGTGAGCAACGAGCCAAAGTTATGGGTAAAACAGGCATAGCCAACGTATTCAGAAAAGGCAAGGACGCCATTAGGAAGCAGCATGGCAAAGCGTAGCGGCGGTCTTACAAAATGGTTTGAGCAAGATTGGGTTGATATCGGCGCTCCCAAAAAAGGTGGTGGCTTCGCTAAGTGTGGTAGATCAAAGTTAGAAAAAGATCGGAAAAGGAAATATCCTAAATGTGTTCCAGCGGCCAAAGCTGCTAGGATGACCGATAAACAAATTGCATCGGCGGTTCGTAGAAAACGAGCCAAAAAACAGGGGGTTGGTGGCAAGCCAACAAACGTGAAAACATTCGCAAAAGATGGAGGCATCATGATGAAAGCGAAGGGTGGCAAGATGAAGACCAAGGGAATGGCGATGAAAAAGCGCGGCCCTGGCATGAACAAAGGTGGCTCGGTCAAGAAGAAAGGACCAGGCATGAATAAGGGTGGCACCGTCAAGAAGAAGGGGCCAGGAATGAACAAGGGCGGCACAATTAAGAAAGTCGGTCCTGGTATGAACAAGGGCGGTACTGTTAAAAAGGTAGGCCCAGGTATGAATAAAGGTGGAAGCGTTAAGAAGCGAGGTGTACGCAAGCCATCTAACCGTAAAATCGGTTTGTACGGCTAGGAGTATTGGCCTATCTGCAAAGTAACATACCGCATTTTAAGTGTTGGGTGCGGCGTGAGTACACTAAGAACCATGAGGAATATCATGGTGAGTTTTTACATGCGATGGCTATCGCCGTTACGACGATGCCAACTCGCTGTTTGTCGTTCCAGGTAATATTTACAGGAGCAGATACAGAACCAGACGAGCAGAACGTACACGGCGGTGCCATGTGGGCGAGGATGCCTATCACCGCGTTAGCAGGAGATTTTGAGTATGAAGGATGGCCGGACCCGATGCCGACTTGGGCTGCACAACCTTGGGATTGCTCTAGTTATCATCACGCTGTTTATGTGCTGGATCGCGCAACCCCTTGTCCGTGGTTGGCAAAGATTGATGGAGGCTTTTATCCTGCAAAGTACTTATTTACTGTGGACTATGCAGAGAACGAAATTGCCGATGACCCTGCTCAACATAAGCAGAGCCATGTTCTGCAACTTCTGGACGCGGGTAACTGGACTGGTAATGTCGTTGCGCTCCCGAATAATCGAGTGAGAGTCACGCACCCAGCTTGGTTTGAGGCGGGAGAAGGTGCTCCTGACTTCAGACCCAGTCAGCACATCCATTACTCGAAGAGCGACTTGGATTACACGTTGGACGTAAACCAAGTGTTTGATAATCTGTACGCTCCAGAGAAAAAGCCGAAGCGGAAGAAGAAGAATGGCACTAAGCGGAAGTAAAAACTTTGAGCTAGATGTAGCGGATTATGTCGAAGAGGCATTCGAGCGTTGCGGCTTGGAGCTTAGGACCGGCTACGATCTAAAGTCTGCGAATCGCAGCTTAAATCTTATGTTAGCTGAATGGGCAAACCGTGGTTTGAACCAGTGGACGATCGCAGAGAAAACGATCTCTATGGTCAAGGACACTGCGACTTATAACGTAGACTCGACTAATGGCACTGCCGCTATCGACGTTCTCGACGCCTTCATCCGAGAAACGATCGGCGGCAAGTCAAACGACATTCCGTTATCACGGCTATCTCGATCCGACTACGCAGACATTGCAGTCAAAAGCACAACCGGCAAACCAAATCAGTTTTTCATCAACAAACAGATCACGCCGACGATCTCTGTCTGGCCTACGCCAGATAAAAGCTCCACCTATGTGGTCCATCTCAACGTGTTAACCAGGATGGACGATGCGGATGTCGGAGCGGATACACTGGAGATACCGTTTCGGTTCTACCCGTGTTTAGCGGCTGGGCTTGCTTACTACATTGCACTGAAGCGAGTGCCAGAAAAGGTCCAGATGCTGAAGTCCTTGTATGAAGAAGAGTTCCAGAGAGCCATGAGCCAAGACGAGGACCGAGCGTCTTTCCACATTGCCCCAGACTTCCGTGGATATAACACGGCTTAGTCATGGCTTTTGCGTCCAATAAGAATGCCTACGGAATCTGTGACATCACTGGATTCCGATACAAGCTGAAGGACATGAAGATGACCTGGAATGGCTTGCTTGTCGGTCCTGATCAGTGGTCACCCAAAGAACCCCAGATTGACCCAAGGCCCAAGAAAGCAGATGCAGAGGCGCTAAGGATTAGCAGACCGGACCAAGCGGCTGGCGGGGAAGACGGGACATTCTTTCAAGTCTACACCAACACCGGACTTGGTAATTTGGGTACAACTTTACAAACTTTTGGAATAACTTGTACAATCGGTAGCGTGGAGGTGACGATCACATGAGCTTTACTTTGGCTACTCTGAAAAGCACTGTGCAAGATTATTTGCAAGTTAATGAAACCACGTTCAACAGCAACCTGAACACGTTCATTCAAGAATCTGAGAGCCGCATCTTTAAAATGGTGCAGCTACCGCAACAGCGCAAAAATGTGACCGGCACGGCTTCGCAAAACAATCGGTTCTTAGCTACGCCATCTGATTTTTTTGCACCATTCTCATTGGCTGTTATAGACAGCAGTAAGTATCACTATTTGGATTACAAGCACCCTAGTTTCTTGAAGGAGTTTTCTCCTACAACTACAACGACTGGGCGCCCAAGATATTACAGTTTGTTTGATAACACGGCTTTTGAGCTATCGCCTGTGCCATCATCTGATTTTACAGTAGAGCTGCACTACCTACACAAACCAACATCTCTAACGTCTGGTTCTGATTCTGGCACGACTTTGTTGTCTACTGATCACCCAGATCCGTTGTTGTATGGAACGCTTGTGGAGGCCGCTGTTTTCCTTAAAGAAGACCCTAGTGTGATTGGAGCTTTCGAGGCTCGTTTCAAAGAAGGTATCTCCCGTATGAAGAATCTTACGGAGGGCAGGGATACCAGGGACGAGTATCGTTATGATCTACTACGCACTGGGGTGAGTTAATTGGAAAAAATAGAAAGTCTCGAAGGTAAACATATTGCAATCATCGGTCTAGGCGCCAGCCAAATAGACTATGTAATCGGAGTCGAAAACAGCAAAACCTGGGACGAGGTTTGGGGCATCAACTCAGCCTTATCTGTCTTTGATGTGGATCGGGTCTTTATGCTGGATCCAGTCAGTCGTTTTCTCGATACAGAAGACGCCGGTAATCAAACTGACGTAATGCGTCGAGTGTTACCGAAATACACAAAGCCTATTTATACTTGTGAGCTGGATGAAAGAGTGCCGGCGCTCGTGGAATATCCACTAGAAGAGGTGATCGAAGACCAGCGATGTGCTTACATGAACAATACCACCGCCTACGCTTTGGCTTTTGCACTCTGGAACAGAGTCGGTCAGATAGATTTGTTTGGCATGGATTTCAGTTACAAACATAACTTGCACTTCGCAGAAGCCGGTCGCGCATGCCTAGAGTTTTGGATTTGTAAATGTATCAACGAGAACATCACCGTAGGAGTCAGCCCGAGGTCATCTCTTCTCGATCAGAACGTGCCGATCGAAGAGAGATTGTACGGCTATCATCGACTGGCTAACCCGAAGATAGCTATGCCAACGCCAGCGGATGAGTGGATGGTTTGCGACCGATCCGATCTTGCCAAGATGGTAAAGAAACACAAACTAGAAACCGTAGAGCTGCCCTCCGCTCCAGAACCATACAAGGGATAGCAATGATCAAAGATGATATCGGTTTTCAGTTGGGTCAGGTGATGGTGTCAACGACCGAGAATAAAGGTCACGATGCAGAGTTCTGGGCTGAGCAAGTCACAAAAAAAATAGTCGGTATTTCAGCTCAAGCGGATCCGGTTGTAAGACAGCAAGCGGAGGCTTTCCGAAACCAGGTTTATACACTAATATTGATGGGGATAAAGAACGCTATAGCTTCTGATCGTGTCACTATTCGAGGATTACTCGCTAGCCAAGGTCACGGAGATATGGCTAATATAGTGAAGCAACTAGATTCATAGGAGGTGCGTCATCGCCATCAGCAGCGCAATTTGCAACTCGTTCAAAACGGATATCGTAACCGAGCAGCATAATTTGACCAACGGAGCCGACACAATCAAGTTGGCTCTCTATACATCATCAGCAACTTTGGGTGCTAGCACCACTGCTTTCGTAACAACCGGACAATCTTCTGGAACCAATTACAGTTCTGGTGGCGGCTCACTGACTAACGTGACGCCTACCTTATCAGGCTCGGTTTGCGTATGTGATTTTGCAGACTTTACATTTGGAACAGCAACAGTGACTGCGAGAGGTATGCTGCTTTATAATTCCACCAACTCTAATAAGGCGATTGCAGCGGTGGATTTTGGTGGTGACAAAACTAGCACGGCTGGAGATTTCACGGTTGTGTTCCCATCTCCGACTGCGACTGGCGCGATCATACGAATTGCTTGATGCTTCATGCCGCTAACCAATCTGGAGTTTCAGCCAGGGATCAACAAGGAGTCAACTGACTACGCAGCCAAAGGCGGTTGGGTAGACGGCAACTTAGTTAGATTCCGAAAAGGTCGAGTAGAAAAAGTTGGTGGTTGGCAGAAGCTTGGCACCAACACTTTTCTGGGCGTTGCTCGTGCGCTGCATTCTTTCATATCTCTAGGGGGCACCCGCTTCCTGGGTCTCGGAACCACCTTCAAGTATTACATCGAAGAGGGTGACGCTTACAACGATATTACTCCTATTAGGTCTACGACATCGGCCGGTGATGTCACTTTCGCAGCTACTGACGGTAGCAGCACAATTACTGTCACAGATACAAATCATGGTGCGGTGACGAATGACTTCGTGACGTTCAGCGGAGCAGCGACTTTAGGCGGCAATGTGACGGCGGCAGTATTGAACCAGGAGTATCAAATACTTTTGGTTACCGGCACAAACACTTATACGATTACAGCGAAAGATACAGACGGCGCTACTGTCACGGCTAATTCAAGTGACAGCGGCAACGGCGGTAGCTCGGTTGTAGGCGCTTACCAAATAAATGTCGGACTAGATACCTATGTGTCTTCTTCCGGTTGGGGTGTTGGACCCTGGAGTTCTGGCACCTTCGGATCGGCATCTCCTACGAGTGCTACTAACCAGTTGCGGTTATGGACGCATGACAACTTTGGCGAGAACCTGATTATAAATCCACGAGGCGCCGGCATATTCCGTTGGGTAGAAAACAACGGAACTTCAGTTAGAGCTCTTGATCTATCAGGCATATCAGGCGCCAACTTAGTTCCTACCGTAGCTCTGCAAGTTTTGACTTCAGAAACAGACCGACATTTAGTTGTATTAGGAGCGGATCCGATCTCTAGCGGCTCTAGGACCGGCAACATTGACCCTATGTTAGTAGCGTTTTCAGATTCAGAAAACGAGCTAGACTTTGAGCCAACAGCTACAAACTCTGCCGGTAGCGTCAGATTGTCTACTGGCTCCTTCATCGTGGGTGGTATTAAATCCAGACAAGAAATCTTAATCTGGACAGATACATCTCTCTATTCGATGAATTTTATCGGACCCCCTTTGACCTTCGCTGTGAACCTGGTCAACGAAGGCTCGGGCTTGATCGGTCCCAAAGCAGCAGCGAATGGACCTAACGGTGTTTACTTCGCATCTAAAACTAGTTTCTATTTTTACAACGGCTCGGTGCAGAAACTGCCGTGTTCAGTGCAAGAGTATGTATTCAACGATTTGGAATTAGACCAGGCATTCAAATGCCATATGGGAATCAATAGTGAATACGGTGAGATGTGGTTCTTTTATCCATCGAAGGAAGACGGCACAGGAGAGATATCTAGATATGTCATATTCAACTACGAAGAGAATAGTTGGAGTGTAGGAAGCCTGGTCAGATACTCTTGGCTAGATGCCGGCATTGAGGATCTACCGCTAGCCGGTGCTCAAACCAGTGGCACCAATTGTGTCTTCGAGCATGAGATTGGGTACGACGATAACGGTTCACCGATGGATGGTGTGTTTGTAGAGAGTGCTGACATTGATATCAGCTCAGGAGAGCAGTTTACTTTCATTAAAAAACTTATCCCAGACATGGAGTTCATTCAGCCGACTGGCACCACCAATACGCCAGCCATGAACGTGGTTTTGAAGCGCAGGAACTTCCCTAACGACACGCTAGTTACAGATAGTACAAGCCAGATTACGCCTACTTTCACATTCTCAAACGTAAGAACGAGGTCCAGACAAGTGGTTATTCGCTTTGAATCGGACGATGACAATACAGCCGACAACAGACTCGGCTACAAATGGCGAATCGGTACAACTAGGTTAGATATCCAGCCCAGCGGTAGAAGATGAGTAAGCTCCTCGAAACCAGGTTACCTGATGCGAGAGGAGAAAGCGTCGATTCTCAGACGTTCAATCGCTTGGTTAGAGTGCTAGAACTCAACCTCGGCAAGGTAGATATCACCATTAGCCCCCATTTCAATTCCACTGAAATAAGCCAACTAGCATTTGCAACAGGCGCGATTATTTTCAATACTACAAACTCCATCCATCAAGCGTTTGATGGCACCCAGTTTCGTGACCTTTATAGTCACCAAACATATCCTGTTGGGGTATCATTGACCGCAAGTGTGGGAGCAGTGACGGTGACGATTTCATGAACCAGATGTTAGAACAGCGTATAGCAAATTTGATGGGTGATACTGAGCCGATGCCCATGATGATGCAAATGGGTGGTGAGGTAGATGCGGCGCCAAGCGCCGAACAGGCTGTTGAGGCTCTTATGATGGCTCGTCAAGAAGCAGAAGATCCTACGGAAAGAATGCTTACTGATAAAGCTATCCAGGGCGCTCAGATTGCACAAGAATCAGAGCTTGCTGCGCTGGCTCAACAAATCGCAGCAGCAGGGCGAGGTCCAGATACAACACTTGCTCACCTGACACCTGGCGAAGTCGTTTTACCGCCAGAGATGATGGAAAGCCCATCCTTTGAAACAGCAGTAGAAAACAGATTCAGAGAGTTGGATCTCAACCCAGAACAGTATGTGGTTGGGATGGGCATCGCCTCTCTGAATCCACAAACAGGTTTGGAGGAGTTTGGCTTTTTTAAGAAGCTCGGTAAGAAACTCAAAAAAGTTGCGAAGGTTATTGCTCCAGCCGCGATGTTGATACCAGGAGTCGGGACGGCAGTCGGAGCTGCGCTCGGCGGGATTGGCAGTTTGGGCGGCGCGGCCCTTGGAAAGATTGGTTTAGGTGGAGTTGCGAAAGGGATAGGAGCATTAGCAAAAACCGGACTTGGAAAGGTTGCCAGTTTGGGGATACCTGGTCTCAGTCCAGTTGCTGGAGGAGCTGTAGCTGGGGCCGGTGATTTAGTAGGGACGTTGACGGGAGCTTTGAAGACTCCTTTAGCTGGAAGTGTGTTCGGAGAGACCGGCTCTACTTACATCGGCGGTCCAGAAGCCGGCAAGGGGTTAGCTAATTTCCTTGGCATAGGAAGTGGAACTCCTACAGAAATAGAAGCGCAACAAGCGGCACAAGATGCTGCGGCAGCTTTAGAACAACTGACCCCAGAACAAAAAGCTGCACTGCCCAAAGAACAACTTGCTCAATTAGAAGCTCTTGCCGCTTCGGCTCCAAGCAGGGTGAGTCGCCTTCTCGGGACTGGCCCTCTACAAGCTTTGACAGGAAAGCCGACTACGTTAGCCAGTTTATTCGGTACGGGTGGTGGAGGCATGAGCCCTTTAGTTAGCGGAGGTATCGCTGCCTTACTAGGCAAGCTTGCATTTGATGAAGCCAAGAACAGAAGAGGCGTACCTCGAACTCCGCTCACGACTATGGATGCGATGGGGCGTTTCAACATTGAGCAAGAGATAGCTCGACGCATGGGCAAAGGTGATGTCGATCCGAGAGAGTTTGGCTTGATGGCACGAGGCACTATCCCGACATTGAGTGGAGGCAGGAAAGCCCCAGAGCAGAAATACATGGGTGGCCCTGTAATGGCATACGCAGAAGGCGGCGGTGTTGAGATGGAAGAATTTAAAGCGATGGATGGAAAGATCAACGGACCTGGCACAGAGACCAGTGACGATATTCCAGCCATGCTTTCTGATGGTGAGTTTGTCATGAAAGCACAAGCCGTCCGAGGAGCAGGAGCATTCGATCTGAGCAAAGGTGACGGTGGTATTATCACGCTCAAGCCAAACGGGAAGGAGAGCAGAGAGCGTGGCACTCAGATCATGTACCAAATGATGGATATGTTTTCTAACCAGGCGAGGGCGAGCTAATGGCTGAATCTGCGTTAACTGAAGAAGAACCATTCATAGGTAATATTACCCAGACCGAAACTCGGTTAGACCCGCTTACCCAACAGTTATTGTTTGGTTTGGATGGCGAGGGAGGCTTCATCCCTGGAGCCTTTCGCGCAGCGGAAAGAGTATTCTTTGACGATCAAGGAAGGCCGATCGTCATACCTCAAGAGATTGCGGGTCTTACCCCCGATCAATTACGGGCAGCGCAGCTACAGCGACAAGCGATTGGTGTACAACAACCATTTATAGAAGAGGCCATGCGCCTCGGTAGGGAAGGACTAGGATCATTACGCGGAGGATTTGCGGGACAAGCTGAAGCAGACCAGAGAGCATTGCAGGAGTTGCAAGAAGCATCTCGATTCGCCCTAGATCAAAGAGATCGAGCTCTCCTAGATCAGTTGCGCGGTGGAGCGAGAGCAGAAGAGAGAGCATTAGCCGCTGAGCGTGGATTACGATCTGATCTCACAGATGCGCTAGGCATCGGTACGTTGGCTACCCAACAGCTTAGCGGAGCCCTTGGCGAGTCGGAAAGATTGCTGAGACAAACTACTCCGCAAACCGACATTGTTGCAGAAACCGAAAGGTTTATGGATCCTTTTGAGCAAAGGGTTATCGATCAAACTTTAGAGGATGCATTTAAAGGTTTAGCTCAGAGAGACATAGCGCAAAGAGCCAGGGACATATCAACTGGTGGTGAATCGGCATTTGGATCCAGAGCCAGACTCAGCGCAGAAGAAAGAGCCGAGGCTCTCGGTCGCGGTCTTGCAAAAGAGATCGGCGGGTTGAGATCAGCAGGATTCCAACGAGCTCAACAAACTGCAATCAGTGAAGATGAAAGGCAAAAACAAGCAGCACGAGCTGCCGCATCTGGATTGGCTGGTCTTAGTGGCCAGAGATTCGGTGCGACAACGGGACTAGCTGGCCAGGTAGGACAGCAAGCGCAACAAAGATTCTCAGCCGGCCAAAGCGTTGGTCAGCAACTCAATCAGCTCGGACAACAAGCAGGACAGGCTAGACTGATGGCTGGTCAAACAGGTCTTGGTGTAGCCGGCCAGCTTGGTGGATTGCAGAGAGGTATCGGCGCCACGATGGCAGGACAAGGTCAAGCATTACAACAAGCCCAACAAGGTCTGGGCGGTTTCATAACTGGCTTAGGTCAACAGCAACAAGCTGCGACAGCCGCTGACGTTAGTGCGCTATCAGGCATCGGCGCTCAGCAACAACAGCAGAGACAGAGAGAGCTGGACGCACAGAGAGCCGCGTTACTGCAAGCACAACAGGCTCCGCTAGCTCAATACCAAGCATTGATGCCATTCGTACAGATGGCGCCGGCCGGTAGATTCCAGCAGCAGACTCAGTTCACTCCACCACCGAGTGCGTTACAAGCTGGTTTCGGAACAGGTTTAGCGGCGTTTGGTGCGTTGGGTAACTTTTATGGTCAACCAAATCGCGCTACACAAGGCGTTGCTCAGTAATGGCTATCAGTAGGGCTCAGATGGAAGAGCAGATTAAGGGTTTTGAGAATGGTGATTTGGTTACTAATAACCCCGCAGAGATTGACCAAGCGCAGCAAGACGCTTTTGATCCCGCGCAAGTAATCAGTGGCACTAGCACTCTGGACCCTAGAATATCTGCGTTGGCTCAAGCTCTTGCAGTTCCAGATTTTGAAAAAAGATCGCAACAATACAGAGACAGGCTTTCTTCTGTTTATGCACCATCTGAACCGGCTAACTTTTACGACCTGGCGACAGACCTCGGCAGAGCAATACTATCGGCGCCAGCAGACACTGGCCCTTTCGGTGCGGCGGGAGCTGGATTCGTTGCGTTCTCTGATCGTTTAAAAGCGGCTAAGGAAGAAGATAAGAAAAACCGTAGAGCGGTAGCACTGAAGGCCGCGGAGCTAGCCATGTCTGATGTCAGCAAAGCAGAAGACAAGCTCAGAGACTTTGTGATTGACTCCTACCAAGATCAGCTAGCCGGCGATGTCGATGTGGTCACCTTGCAATTCGATGAGGTAGACGAGCAAGGCCAACCAACGGGTCGGCGTGTCACCCGAAGCTTCGATAAGAAAACGCAATCAAAACAGATACTGCAAGCTTTGCGGCAACAGAACGGTGTGAAAGTATCAGATCTACCAGACGTTCAGGGAGAGAGCACCCTCGACAAAGAATCCTCAAAGATTTTCGTGAAAGACTGGGTTGCCATATCAAAAAAAGGCAATGATGCTTTTGGGCGAATCGATAACATAAGAAAAGCGAAAGAGATAGCAGGAGAGCTCGGCCCAGCCGGTTTTGGTAAAGGCCAAGAGCTTACTTTACCCTTCAGACAAATACTTGCAGACATGGCTCCCTGGGCGACTGATCTTGAGAAGCTGAGAGGTCAGGAGGCGCTCAAATCAGTCACGATTATTTTTACTCTTGCAAACGTGGCTCAGACAAAAGGTGCCATATCGAACAAGGAGATGACGCTCTTTGAACAAGCTTCACCGAATCTCGGTCAGACTTATGAAGGTTTCTTATTTACATTAGATATACAAGAAGCGATCGCTCGGAAGGAAGCTGAGTTCGCGAGGGAGTACTCCGACGAGTTCAACCGATTGATGAAAGAAAATCCTGGGCTGAAAGGACCAGGAGCAAAAGCGGCGATGGACGCTTGGACTGCTAAATGGCGAGAAGAGGGCCGCGATAAATTTTTAACTGAAGAGCAGAAAGCTAGGATTCAAAAGGCCGCTGACGATGCAAAGAAAATGGGCATCGGGGATTACACAGGGTATCAGAAAAGAAGAGATGAATTTATTAAAGAGCAAAACGAGCGCGGTCAATTAGCGGCAAACGCTGGACTTGATCGAGCTACTAATAGGAGTGGGCCTAGTTTAGAAGAACAGGAGCTTC